AGTTGATGTATGCGCCGGGGAGGATTTTGTTTTGTGTGGTAAAGGTTCCACCACCAGTAGGCATAGCTTATACCCTCCTGTTCAAAAATTCCCGGACCAGGCCGCCAGCCTGATCCTTTGTGTATGATGCACCGTTCTCCAATACAGCCGCCACAACGTCCTGGGGGAGCCCCAGTGTTTTACTGCCCATCAGCTGCTCTTTTGTGAAGGTCGGCGCAGCGCTCTCACTCGCTTGCTTTTCGTAACTCATGTGTAAACCTCACTTTGCTCCAAATTTTCCATGGTCGGCCCCTCTTCGGGCGCCAGAACAGCGTGGAAGCCGACGTCAAATAGGAATTGATAGACGCAGGCGTTGTCATCTGGCTGGGCTTTTTGCCCCGTCAGGTGGACTACCCGTGTCTTTTCGTCATCTTCCCGCACCGTCAAGGTATCAAAATTGTCGTACATCGCTTCGGCCCAAGATTGGAAGGCCATGGTGTCCTTGGATTGTAAAAAATAAAGGACCTCGAACTGTATCGTCCGTGTCCTCCTCCGGTCCAGGTGCTTGCCTTGGCCGGATTCTATGATGCCAACGAAGAATTGCTCATCAGCATTCTGTGGAATTTCGCCGGTGTATACCAGTCGGTCCGGCCAAATCCCCGTAAGCTTCCGGG